AACAGGATCGCGGCGGGCGTGTCCAGCGTCTCCACGCCGGTCTGCGTCGGCTTCTCGGCCACATGGTCAAGCTGCGCGATGAGGCTGTGCGGGGCGGCGCGCATCGGCGCGTCCACCGCCAGAGTGTAGGTGCCGTCTTTGGTGTGGGATCCTGGGGCGACAACAAAGCCGTGGAAAGATCGAATATCCAAACCGCGACCGAGCTTATCCACGCTAAGGGCGCGGTTCGGGCCGGAAAAGTAAAGATGTATCCCGCCGCGCGGCGTCTTTACTGTCAATGTGTCGAGCGGCAGATCGAGATCCATCAACGACATAAAGCCATCTTTATGCGCGTCCACGTCCACGACGATCATGTCATCCGTCAACACGCCAACGTTGAAATTGTGCGGCCACCCCATCACCGGATCCGTCCATATCTTTCGGATGGTTTCGGCGTCGCTGGTGGCGGAGGACGTCCAGCCCGCGACTTGTGGCTTCTTGGTGCCTTCCTGTAGCGGAAACACTCTGAACCCGCGCGCCGCCCAAGCTAATGCGGCCTCTAACTTGCTTCCAATATGTTGATGTATCGACAAGGCCGCCCCGCGCATTGTGCGTATGACAAGGATTATTTACGCGAACGTGGTTCTTTCAGCAGCGTGAGGTGGTAGGTGCCGCGTCGCGCGCCTGGACGGACGATCTGGTTTGCCTCCCGCAAGCGGCGGTTCAGGCGCGTGATATAGACGCCGAGCTTCTGCTGAACGTCGCGCAGTTTATGCTCCTCCACGTCGGCGTCCAGCGGGAAAACGACGCGATAGAGCGCGACGATCCCGACGTCCGCGCCATCGGGAGGAAGCGCCTTGTAGAGAGCCTGCATCGAAGTCGGGAGCTTATTCAGCATCTTGGTATCTTTCTGGAACGGACGGAGTGTAGCCAGTTGTCGGCACATAGGCGCGCTGGAATGTGGCAGGGCGCATAGCGGTCGTCACATAGCCCTTCTCCTCCAGCTCAAGCAGCGCGGCGGTGGGGCGGCGTCCATACGCCATAACCCAATGGCCGCGCCGCAATTTGTTGAGAAGGGTTACGGCGTGTTTGCTCAATTCTGGAGCGTCATTTGACATATCTCTCGTCCTCCCATGTGGATGCAGTGAGCGGCAATCCTTCGGCCCAAGCCGGTTTGTGGCTCATTATGGTTTTGAAATCGGCGGCGTTCCACTTCGGTAGCTTCGCCACCTCTGTGAGCAGCTCGTCGTGAACGGTGAGGATGACTGGATACCCTGCCTCCTCGGCTTTGAACGCCGAGTGCACGATGAGATCCCGCGCAGTGCCTTGAACGACATGGTTGCACTGCTCGCCGCCGTAGAGGGTCTGCTCGCACCATTGCTTCGTCATCGGATCCTGCCCCTGATACGCCACGACATTCTTTGTCGTCTTGCGTCCTCCGTGCGTGCTGATCACACGTTTGATCCGAGGCGCGGCATAGGCCAGCACGCGCTTCGAGGGGAGCGAGCAGAACAGATACCCATTCACGGCGCGATAGCGGACGAGGCCGCGATACTGCGGCACGAGAACCGTCTGACCTGGATTTGCCGTCGCCTCCACCGCTGCGTCTTGCAAATCCCACCAGCCCTGAACGATGCAGGGGTGGCCGGAGCGCCAGCCGTCCACGACGATCTTGATACCCGTCCATGTGTCAGGAGCAAGCCCGCGACTATCCGCCGCGCTATAGCGGGCAAACGTTGCCCCCCACTCCGCCGGATCGGTCGCCTTGCGCGCCACCTCGGCCACCCATTCAGGCTTGATGAAATAGTTTCCGGCCATGTTGACGTAAGCGCCAGGGCCGCCCTGATAGCCAAGCGCCAGCTCCTGCACCTTGCCGATCTGTCGGCCCGACTTATCCACATCTTTTACGGCGACGCCAAAGGATCGGGCGTAGGCCAGCTTATAGAGATCTTCGCCCACTCCGGCGTCATAGGCGCGGAAGGCTTCGATCTTCCAGTGCTCGCCGGCCAGCCACGCATTGACGCGGCCTTCGATGTTCGAGAAATCGCCGCCGACGTATTTCATGCCTTGCGGGGCGATGAACATGGCGCGCAGGCATTTCGAGAGCGTGGTCATCGGCTCCTCCACCAGCATGCTGATGGCGTCGATCAGCTCGTTAGGCTTGATCGAGGAGGTGTTGAGCACTTCGATAACCCGCATCACGTCCGGCAGATCCCGATCCGCATCGACGCGGGGAAAGTTCTGCGGCTGCGCGCCGCGACCAGCCCATCGGCCTGTGCTCGCGCCATGATAGTTCAGCATGCCACGCACGCGCCCATCCTTATTCACCGACGCCAGCAGCGCCGAGAACTTTGCGGTGGATGCTTTGGCCGCGCTGCGGCGCAGCCGGATGACCTCCTCCGCCGTCTCATCGGACTGGATCTGCGCCGAAAGAATAATATCCTCCACCTCGCCTTTACGCACCGAGGTGCAGGCGACACCGCGCGAGTTGAGCCAGTCCACCAGCTTCTGCGTCTGCATACAGGTCTGCACTTCGCCGTCGGTGAGCCACCACATACGCTCGTCGGCCTGTTTCTTTGCGGCCTTAACGGCGATGAGGGCGCGTTGCACAGAGCGCTCGTCAATCATCACGCCGCGATCATTGATGCGCTGGTCAAGCCGCCAGACATTCTCCTCTGCGGAGGTGAGCAGCGGCAGTCCGGCGTCAACCTCGATCTCGGCGCGCACGTCGGCCTCGCAGTATTCCATCAAACGCTTGATATTATCCCATCCACCAAGCCACTCGATCTTGCCGTCTGGATGCACAAACTTGGGCTTGCACATTTTGAGCATCAGCTTCGAGCCTTCCATGTCCTTATTGGCGATGCAGCCAAGCACATGGGTGAGGGTTTCGAGGCGCTGCGGCAGCGCCAATGCGGCGGCGCGGGCCATCGTGCATATCTGCTGCCGGATCCGCAGCTTCGGCCAGCCGCGCGGCACGAATTTTTCATTCCATATCGTCCGCTCGAAGGCGGCATTGTGCGCCACCACCTTGCCGTCCTGCGCGATCCATTCCAGCAGTATCTCTGGATCGCTGTCACCTTCTACCCATGTCTGCCAGACAGGGGAGGGATCCCCCGTCTCGCAGATCGTCCAGCAAAAGCCCCATGCTGCGGTGCTTTCATCTTCGGCATAGCGATATAAGCCCGAACGTTTCAAGTCCACGGCGGATCGGGTTTCAAAATCTAAATGCGCTGCGAGCATGGGTTTCCTGACTTAGCTAAACGGATCGAAACTGTTGTCGGTCTGCGCGATTTTGATACCGGCAAACTCTTTGTTGACGTCCACCGATCCGCCACCGAGGTTCTTGTCGTCGGCAAACATCATCACTGCCTGCAAGCCGAAGCTGACACCTTTCTTGGCTTTCTTCTCGAAGGCGAAGGGGCGAATGGACACCAAAGCCCACGCACCAGGATACGCCTTCGCCGCGTCGATCACCGGCACCGACCGGCTATCCACCACCGGAGGCTGGCGCTCCGCAGACGCGGTGATAAAGATCGCACCGCTTTGGTATCCCTCGAAGTGCAGCTTTTCGGCCTGATCGCGGAACGGCGAATGCAGCCGTGGGCCGCCCTCCGTTCCGGCATTCGGCCACTTCTCTTTCGCCGTGCGCGCCGCTTCGGCCCGCAGCACCGAGAGATCGGCACCGAAGGGGAAAAGCAACGTCAAGGCGTATTTGGCCTTGCCGCCATCCTCCATCGGGGGCTGTTTTTCAAACAGATAAGGGAAGGACAGCCGCACCGGACAGGTGAGAATGTTTCCGCTTTCCAGCACGCGGCACGGGTTAAGCCGCATCGCATTCTCGATCCACTCACGCGGCATATTGCTCGATACATCACTCATATTCGTCTCCATCAATCGGCGGCAGGGATGGCAACGGACGCGAAGTCCGCCGTGACAGCGTTAGCCGCAGGTCGCTTGTCACTGGCCGGAGCAAGTGTGCGCCCCGAACTTTCCTTGATTGTGTATTTCAGCGCGTAGTCCTCGATCAAAGAGGCCCGCACTTTCTTGTCCTGCACGGTGGCTTTGATCAGCCGCTCCGCATCGGTGATCGTCAGCAGCTCGCGCGGCGTAACCGCATCTTCGTCAGCGTCAAGCGCCAGCATCAAAAATGCCGCTGCCTCGTCTTTGTTGCCGAGATACTTTCGCCGCGCCATCTTATCCACCAGCTTCCAACCAGGGATCCCGACGCCACTCTCCGCCAGCTCCAGCGCATGCTTTTCCACCGCGCTAAACCAAGCGTCGAGAATATCTTTGGCGTGAAGGATCTTGCCAAGCCGTTCCGTGTCGATCGAACTCGGCGCGGGCAAGGTTTTCGCGGTGACTTCCGCCACGTCTTTGAAGTCCAGCGCCGCGAGCTTAAACGCATTATTCTGTGACGCCGTGCAGATGGCCGCCGCAGGGCAGAATTTACACCAATCGCCTGCCACCAGCGGTAGTTCATTCGCGTCTGCAATAACCCCTTGCTCCAGCGCCATCGCGCAGCTCTCCGCATCCGCGATAGCCTTGTCCACGTCTGCCGGAAAGTCCAGCAGCTCAAGCACTGGCATCGACCAAGGCCGCACGCCGTCAGAGGATCCGGCGTCGAAAGCGCGAGGCTGAACGATAAACAGCTCCACCTCCTCGATAAGCCAGTCCGCATGGGACAGAGCGCCGCCGCAGGCATAAAACTTGAGCTGCGCGTTATCCTCCGACCGGACGCTGACGCCTGCGCCATACTTAAGATCGAACACCGCGAGCCGCTTACGCGATGGTGTGTAAACCATCGCATCATTTGTGCCGAACACGGATCCGTTCGGCGCGCTATCGACGTGCAGCTCAAAATGCTGCTCGACATAAAGCTCGGCGTCCGGCGCTTTGCCAAGCTCATCATACACCGCATCGAGATACGTGTTGATGTAGCCTGCCATCGCCTCGGTGAGCGGCTGCTCTTTGCCCTTCTCTTCCGGCAGCACCATGCCAATATGGATCTTGGCGTCGGTGCAACCCTCGCGGAGGCAATACTCCGCGAAGGCGTGGGCCAAAGTGCCCTCTGCCGCAGCGGCAGAGGTAGGCCGACGCGGAACCTGACGGCATAAAGCCGTCGATCCCGCGCAGTTCATCCACCGAGAGGCGGAGGATCCCCCGTATTCCGAGTGGGGGCGCTCGGTTACGGCGGGGCCGGTCATTGGAGCGCTTTCTGCACCAGCTCGATAAATTCACCCAGGCGCTCCGCCGGAACTTCCGAGATCTTGCCGGTGTTGAAGTGCTGTTTCATCAGCGCCTGCGCGGCCAACGGGCCTTTTTTGCTCATCAAATCTTTGAGCACATTCTTCGCGGCTTCGAGATCTGCGCCTGCGACGGGAGCTGCGGCCTTCGGCTGCTCTTTCGGAGCTTCTGGCGCGGCGAAAGGATCAGCGGCTGCGGCCTTCGGCTCGTCTTTGGCGACGACGGTTTCGGTCGCTTTCGGATCCTCTTTCGGAGCTTCCGTCTGCGCAGCCGCGCGGCTGCGGGTGGCCCGCGCTGCGGCCTTTGGCGCGTCATCCGCGACCGGCGCGCTGCGCTCATCTGCTGCGGTCGCCGCCGCTGCGAGGATCGTTTCGCCGGTGTTCGAGCCGAGCGCCATACCAAGCGCGCGGATGGTTGTTACCAGATCCGCCGAGCTTTCGGCGTTAATACGCAATTCAATCTGTGCCATTTTGATGTTCTCCGAGTTACTGTCCTGCACAGTATAACAAGTTATACAAGGCGCAGCAGGAAGTCAAGCGCCATGAATGCAAATCAGCAGATGTTTGAGTGCACAGCGTAGTCGCCGCCCAGCACCGCTAGAACCGAAGGCGTCAAAAGCACGCCTTGTTCATGCAGCGTCTCCAGCAAGCGTCCCACCATCCGTGTCAACGCGGCGCTCTGCGCGAGCGCAAGTGCCGCCACGCCCTCCGCGTCGTCCGGCGCGCTCTCGTAGGTTTTTGGCAATATTTCGTTCGCCACGGCCTCTGCGATACTGAATGTGTCGGTTAGCGGGCCTTCCCCATAATGCGTGAGCGCCCATTTCTTGCATAGCTTCATGGCCTAGCTCCCTTGAATGCGAATAATGTTCGAGGTTTTTGTCGCCACCACTTCGGCCACCGTCTCGTCGATAGAGCCGGCGAGCGAGATAAATCGCGCGTGGCACTCCCGCGTCTGGCCGATGCGGTGGATCCGCATTAAGGCCTGCGCGTTATCGGCTGGCGACCATGCCTGCTCCAGCATGTCGAGCCGCGAAGCCGCTGTCAGTGTCAGGCCGGTGCCTGCCGCCTTCACGTTGCCGACGAACACGCGGCAGCGCGCATCGTTCTGGAAAGATTGCACTGCGTCTTTACGGTCGTTCTCCGACGTGTCGCCGGTGATCGCCACCGGATTGAAACCCTGCGCCGTCAGCTCGTCGAACACAATGTGCAGCGCGTGGCGATGGATCCCGAAAATCACCACCTTGTCCAGTCCGGCGTGCAGCTCCTCTGCCACCAGCTTGGCATATGCGGGGGCTTTCGCCTCCCCGACAAGCCGCCGCAGCGTGGCAATATGCTGCGCTTCCAGAAAGGATAAGCCGCCCTGCTCGACGGCTTGGATAACGGCGTCCTCCAGCCCAGGGTAATCGCGCAGCAGATCGCGGATCTCGCGGGTATCGCCGTCAACCGTGCTGGTTGTGATCCAGATCGGCGGAAGATGTATCCCTGCTTCGGCTTTCGTGCGGCGAAGTGACACAGCGCGGATGCACTGTTTCAGCTCGGCCAGCATCTCCTCGCGCGGGGTTTGACGGGACGAGAATGTGCCCATCCGCGACTTGAAATAGCGCCGCGTAAACGCAGGAAGCGAAAGTGCGGTGCCACCTGCGAAGTGCAGGAACGACCAGACGTCCACTGGATCATTCGGCATAGGCGTGCCGGACAGAAACCACGTCCGCGCCGCCCATGACGCCAGCGAGTTTTTACCGTCGCAGTCTTTGCCGAGCATTGCTCGCGTGCGCTGGCTCTCCGGCCCCTTGAGATAATGGCTCTCGTCGAAAATCAGCGCGTCGATGATCTCACCTTGGATCCGATCCTGCCAGCGCGTCGCCATCTCGTAGGAGGTGAGCAGCACATCGGCTTTGCCTTTAAGCCAATAACCAAGGTCATGGATCGTTTTACCTTTGATGATCCGGCGCTGCGTCCGCGAGAATTTTTTAAACTCGCCGGCCCAAACCTCCCGCACCGCCGCAGGCGCGACGACGATAGCCCGCTCGGCCCCGATGCGATCCAGTGCGCCGATGGCCTGCGCCGTCTTGCCCACGCCCATGTCATCAAACAAGCCGGTGCGCTCGCGCTCTGCGAGGTGTGCAGCGCCTTCGTGCTGATAATCGAGTAAGGGGAGCGGGTATTGGCTCATGAGGCTTTCGGAAGTTCAGGGACTTGCACCAGCACGGTGCCATAGGTCGCCAGATCCGCGAGCACTTTGTCCGTGGCTTCGCGGCCATACATTAATACGTGCGCCTGATATGCGTCGATCTTGCCTTCACCCAAGGCTTTGAGGATCCGATCCACGTAGGCGCGGGTAAAGTAGCGCTTGAATTGCAGCTCGTAAGGCTCCGGCGCGTTCATGGTCTATCATCCTCTCCAATGCCGCGAATTTCATAGGCGATCAGGAACAGCACACAGCATCCGGCGTGCCACAAATGTGAATAGCCTGTCTCCTCATCCGGCCCCTTGCGCTCCCACCAGTCTGTCAAGTGGCGCATGGCAGCCGAGAACAACCGCGAGCGCGCCATCCCTTTTTCCCAGTTCCGGTCGCCGTATTTTTGCGCGCCGAATAGCAGCACTTGCGCGATGACCTTGAGGGCGTCGAAGGGAAGTAGGTGCATCGGCAGCTTCGCCTCGTCATGCTTGACGCCTTCGCCTAAAGCCCGCATCGCAGGCTCCAACGGATGCGCCGCTGCCGCGCGATTTAGCCGCTCAAACGCCTCCTCCCGCACCTCGACCGGCCACTTAAGCCCTTGTTGTTTGTCGCCACACCTTTGCTTTTCTTCGTCCGTCATATCCTATCCTCTGTGCTAAGGAATGTGGCGAAGCGCGCCGCGCCACATAGGCTTAAAACAGCGGCGATCAGGTGCCGGAGGCTTGGCCTTCCAGCGGCTTTGCGCCTTCAACATTCGGCAAAGGCTCCTGCTGCGCTGGAATACCGGCAGGGGTTGTGGTGCCGAGCAATTCAGCGGCAGCCTTCGCATCGTTTGCTGTCTTGCTCAACAGATCCAGCGCATCCACAATCGCCGGATTTGCCTGCGGATCCGTCAGCGCCGCTTTGAGCGCGATGGCGTCCAGCGAAGTGATAAACTCCGCCGCGCGTCCCGTCGCGTAGCTCTGCGCTTCGGCCATCGTGGCATACATGCTGCCATCCGGCGCTTTGAACATGGTTACTTGCTCGAATTTCATTTTCCGCTCCTTGCAAATCGCGCCCCGTAAAGCGCAAGCATCGCCGCCTCTGCCCTGCCGAGCCGGACTTCCGATCCGGCAGAGAGGTGGCCCCTCGCCCATAAATGGGCGTGAGTTGGTATTAGGGCATTCGCCCGCTCGCGTATAGCGTCAGGGACAGAAGAAACCTTCATGGCGATCTTCCATTCCTGCGGTCTTGTCGCCTCCACGCGGTATCCCAAAGCCAGCGCAGCGCCGTGGATGATCCATGTTGCGGCACCGAAATTGAAAGCCGCAGGCGCGGACTGGCCTGGGAGGCCACCCACCTTCTCGATCACCAGCAGCTCGGCTCCGAGATTGCGCCATACCTCCAGCAGTGCCACCAGCTCCAGCGCGTTGACGACCGTGCGGGACGCCTGTTTGCCTTTGCTGTTTTTTGAGGCTTTGGCCTCTGCCAGCACCGGCATGTCCTGCACGTCCATCTCGCCGGTTTGCGTGTTGTAAAACGCCAGCGCGCCTGTGAGGCCTGGATCTACGGCGACGAGGATCATTCGTGCACCACCGTGCCGTTCAGCTCGACGATCCGCCAGCCCGCGAAAACGCCGCCGCGGTAAATTGGCTCCGGCTTAAAGGTGGCGATCAATCGCCGTTCCATGCCTAGGGTCTTGCCCATGCGCCGAGCCGGTATTCGCGCCATTGCCGGCTCGACCGGAACGAACCATTGCAGAGGGCCGCAATTCGAGAAATCCCAAGTGTATCGGCTCTTGCAATAATCTGCCCACGCTGCTTTGGCTTGTTCCGGTGTGAGCGTCACTTCGGCGCTCCTATTGCCAGCGCGGCGCAAACGACGTTGAAGTGGATCAGCGGTAGCGCCGTTGAAGCGCGCAGCGCAGAGCGCAGCAAACGCTCTGGATGCCTCGCCGCTGCGGCGTTGCGCTCGGCCCACATCGCTGCGGCGACCAGTGGCGCGATGCTTTGGGCAGCTATCCGGCGCGCGGCGGCGCGGTAAAGCTCATCCAAGGCCGTGAGCGTTTCCGGCGATTTGTAAACCTCTGTCATAGCGCTCCCCATTGTTCAGCCATCGCCTGCGCGATACCTGGATACGTTTCGCTTCGCTTCGC